TCGTTAGTTAGTTTCCCTGGTCGGCCTCCTCGTCTCCGTCTTCTTCTGCTTCAGGCCAGCCATTACGCTCCCATCCAACAAATTCATAGATGTCATCAAGTAGACGACGTGGCATCTCACGGGTATCATCCATCTCCCAATCAGGAACTTGTACCCACTTAGTGCGCTCTTTAACCTCGGCGCGATACCTCATAAACAAAGTTACGGTCTCAATTTTCATCTCACTGACCGATTGCCCTTGAGTCTGGATCAAAGCCAACTCGTCGACATAGTCAAACAACAGATCTTGGTTGCTGTCTACATCACTGAGTGCATCAAGGGCATCTTGTACTGGGATGTCCTGCTTCTGCGCTACGTCCCTGGCGATTTTTAGCAGTGCATAGGTATTAGCAGCCTGCTTTCGCGCTAGATCTTCGATGCCTTCAATTTCGCCTGCAACCAAGTCCTTATAGATAGGGAAGCGAAATGGTTTGATGTCGTAATACTCTTTTTGGCCGAAAAAGATTTTTGAATACTTGCTCATGAAATGATATAAAAAGAGGTATCTGCCGCAACCATCTCTAGGAGCTGGTCAGAAGCATTTTTAGGGATTTCTACAGTTAAACTAACACCTTCTTCAGATATAAGTTTCATTGGAGAAGATGACGAAGGGGCGATAAACACCGCCCCCACTTCAAGTAATTCTCCCTTAGCTCTGCAGTTGATGAAGTAAGACTGCTTATCCTCAGAGGTAAGCAGATCAGCTTGCATCAGGCGTAAACGTCAAGCTTGGAAGTGCCAGCAACGAACTCACCAACGTAGATTTGGCCGCGTGATTGGAAGGACCAGGAATATTCGATAATTCCATCAGAAGCTGCACTCTCAGAAACGCCTGTAATACAGGAGTTAAATGCGCGAGTGTTATATACGTGATCGGAACCTTGAAGACCTAAATAGGTCAATACTTCAACAAACAACTCACGATCAGGGTCGTTCTCAGACTTCATGATCATGACAAGTGCGTCATCGATGGCAGTACCTGCAGCACCACTGGAAAGCGCTTGAATGAAAAACGCCGTACATGCCAGCTCACCAGCCATTGTGGTGCCGACACTGTCACGGAAACCATCATCACCCATCAGGAAGAATTCCTGGGATGTAGGTGAAGGGGTGTACTCAGCTGCCGTCAGACCCTTGAGAAATTTAGTGCCGGAATAATTAGAACCGGGAATTGTATACGCAACATTAGGGTCGCCAGCACCGTGGCTAGCGGGGACTGCACGGGCTCCGCCTGTTTCTGAAATGCGGACAAGACGATCGCGCCCTTTTAGAAAAGCGGATCCTGGGAGTTGAGCCATTAGCTTATCTCTGTGTGGATTGAGTAGTCGGGGATAGTTACTTTCAAGCTTTCAAAAGATATGTCTGTTTGTGGTGTGTACACCGCTGTATCCATATCAGGGAAGGCTCGAAAAAGAAGCAACCTAAGATTCTCTAAAGTTGCGGTTGTGTCGTAGCTAGTTAAAGTTACGGTCCAAAATAAATTTAGAAACACCGCCTGAGACATCGTTGGTACATTCCTGGCTTCTGGTACTTGATCAAGCACACATTCGGTGCCTGTAATTGTCCAGTCCTTGGGAACTTGCTGCGAACCCCGAACCCAAAGGGCGGGGGATGTAGAACCATCTGGGAGGTTATAAGTACCCAAGAAAGTTCCTATAACTGAGTCTACAACCGAGCGTACTTGAGATACACTAGCCATTTAACTCTCTCCTAAGTGTATCTGAAATGCTCTTCTGTGGATCGACGACTCTTACAGCTTGAGTAGTCCATGGACGAGCAGGATAATTCCCACCGTTTTTTAAGGCTGCACCATTGTGAACCGTAGCGGAATAATCAACTTTCCAAGTCCACTGCCAGATGTAATTACCAATTTTTTGATTTTGTTGGCTGCGTTTTAAGTCGCCCAGATCAACGATGTCCCTAATTTTTTTCGCAGTCGCGCCATTCTTTCTCAAGGTGTCCTTGGGCCAACCCCAGACAACACTTTGTATTTGAACTGTAAATTCTCGATCTAAGTCAGGTACGACTTCTTGTAAAGCAATACCGGCAGCTTTTTTTAAAGCTGATTCAACATCTTTTGGTTGTTTGCCACTGTATTTTATTTTGGAAGCCATACTTACCCTGCTGCGCCGGTTTGCTCGAACTCACCTCTGAAACTCTGGAATTGAGTCGCCCTGGCATAAGGCAAGACGTTCGTACCTAAGTCCAAGATGCGGATTTTTCCTATTGCACCATTGACGGTTGCATCAGCCTCCATGCCGACCTTGACCTTGGAGCTGAATGTTGCAGGCGACAACAGCTTTCCTGAACAGGCGGTGGCTACTTCGTTGATGCCTTCCTTATTTTCAGAAAATGCACCGCTCAGCTGAACGTTGCAGAGATAAGTCTCTGATGTGTTGTTCTGTACCCGGTTGCCAGTGGTCGGATCATTGGAGAATGACCCATACACCTGGAATACCAAGGTGGCGTTGTCAAAGGGGGAATAAGCACCCATCAGAAACTGAAGCCTGTCAGCTCGACAAGGCCCTCACGCAAAAATAGATATGTAGCCCCGTAAGTCGTATCGGCCAGGGTGTACCCAGCTGCACCTTGATATTTAATCGTTCGGACAGACGAGGAAACACCGATCTGTTGACCGATGGACTGTGTGCGGCTGGCCAGTAAGTGAGCAGTCATGTAATTAACTGCATCGTCGTACTGGTCGCCCCACACATCCTCGTTGTTCTGGCGTTCTGCCTCGCCAATCGTTGCAGTCACGACAGCACTTCCGATATTTGAAAACTCAGGGAACCGAGTTAAAAAACTTGTGCTGGTGACTGCCATTAACCTTCGCCTTCAGTGATTGCTTTGATTCGCTTTTGAATCGCATTCTTGATGCGAACTCGATTCTCTGCGTAGTCCAACTCCTTGAGTAGATCAAGGTCGAAAGTACGGTTGATTGAATCAAGTGCTTCTTTGACTGGCATTGATGCCAAGCCACCGGTTGCTTTGGGCGCATCGGTAACAACCTCCACGTCCTCTGAAACGCTTAAAGCGCCAATCTGGAGCAGTTCATTGGCTAAGGGCATGGTTTTCACCTGTGCCCAAACCGCAGGATCAACATCGCGGTTGACCCCAGATTTGAACTGCACGTACTCAGAACTGCCGGTCTTCTCTCCGATAAAAGTGAAGCCAAGAGTGACTTCCTTGTCGCGAGAAGGGTTTTCGAGTTGGGGTGAGTAAGTAACAATCATGTTCTGAAGAAATAGGTTTTATCAGGCCTTCTCGACGTAGAGAACGCTCTTAGGGAAGTAAACCGCAGTTCCGCCGATGCGGGCGTGTGCAGCAACGCTGAATTCCAAGTTCTGGCGAACAGGAGGAAGGAATTCCAGAGTCTTAGGAATGTGCAGTTGCAGCTTCTCAGGGCTGCGGTCGTAGCAGATCATGCGATCCTTGCTCAGGCTGGAGTTACCAGCAGCAAGCTCGTTGATTGGCTCGATAGAACGGATGTAAGGGTTCGTCCGAAGGAAGAACTCCATCACGGTGGTGTCGCTGGTTGAGGAGCGAGCGGTGGTAGAGATGATCCTGTAGGAGTTGTAGTCCAACAGAATTGTGTTGGGAACTTCTTTCTGCTTAGAGCCGGAAACAATGCGAGTAGGGGCTTCATTAAGCACCTCAAGCATTTCATCAGGAGTAGAAGTAGAGGCGAACCACTTGTTAGGCACCACACGATCTACTTGTGCAGAATTAAAGAAACCATCGATACCAGAAGCGGCATCACCGAAGAATGCAACCTCTTGCACTTTCTCTTCATATGCACGACGCACTGCATTAGCGCGGCGCTGCTCCAGGTTCATTCCAGGGATCTGTGCAGCAGCACGAGTCTCTTGGATTGAATAAGCAAAAGACGCACCAAGTGAACGCACAGGAAGAGTTACTTCCTTACGCAGCACATCAGCACGAGGCAGATCAGAACCTTTGTCCTGAATCATTGCCATCTTGCCTTGGGCATCAAACACGCGGTAGGTGTAAGAATCAGCCCCTTCGCCTACTTCGGAACTAACCGGAAGTACAGTCGAATATTTGATGTCGCTATAAGCAACTTCAAAACTTTTGGCCAGAATTGTTTCTAGCTCGCGAGCCAAAAATAGGCCCACCTCGTCATTACGGATGTCAGACATTAGTTAGTTCCTATCAAGTATCGGCGGAAACAGTCAAGCCAGGAAGATCGATCTCAAGAAGAGCGATTCCACCAGCAGCACAGGAACTCAACCAGCGAGCACCAGCTGTGACTTCAAAAGTTTTTCCTGCTTCTGCAGTTTTGCCGAAGCGGCCTACATATCCCTTATTAGAGGAAACGGAAGCAGAGTTTGTGTGGAAGACGCGGACTGCATCGCCAAGAGCGATTGCATGCGCTGAAAACACATACAGAACGCCTTTTGAGATCACGTTCATTGTTGCTGCAGCTTTATAGCCAACGCGGCCATCTGCAGTTTTTGCGTCTGCATCAATTGCGAACGTGTTGCTGTCAAGAGCAACGCCGACGATGTCAGTTGCAGAAGCACCAGCAAGAAGCTTGCCGGATGCATCGGTGGTGCCTGATCCGTTGCGGAGCAGTGCGTGACCGAAAGGAATCACAGCGCCAGTCTCGTTCTGGTAGGAACGTGAGACATAAGCCTGTAAATCACCAAGCATGCCCTCGTGGCCCTTGGTTTGAGTGGTTGGATATGTGCCTTGTGCCCCAGTGGGGTTGCTCACAAGACTTTCGGAATAGGTAACAGCCATTTAATTTTCTCCTAAGCGGTGGCCGACAGATCTGACTTCCAACCGTTCAGCAATTGCTGGCGGTAAGAATCTTGGGCGTCGAAATGCTCAGTGGCTTGAACCTGCGCAATAGCAGCGCGGACTTCAGCGACATTCGAGCCGTCTTCTGAGGGGACAAATTCAGAGTCGGTTTTGACCTCTTCTGCGTCCTCATCGATGTCCTCCATGGCAGCAAGCACGCCGTCCAATACACCCAGCAGATAATCTGCGGACGCATCTTCACGCGCTTCCTTCTCGAAGACGTTTTGATATGCAAGCTGCATAATTGCAGCCTCATCTTGTCCGTCAAACTTAAAGTTTTCAGGCAAAATTGGAGCAAACTTGTTCAGAGCTGAGATGCGAGCATTGACGGCAGCGTTGATTTCTGCAGCGTCGTCGCGCTTTTCTGTTGCTGCAACGGCCTCGGCCAATTGCTGCTCTAGCTCGGTGATACGTCCAGCAGCAGCGTCAGCACGCTCCTGGAGTTCGGATGTTTCTGTACTTGTAGTTTGGATAATCTGATCCTGCGCATCCAGCTTTTGCTGGAGTTCCGCCTGAGCACGCCCGTTCTCCTTAACGAAGGATTGGACCGCTCCTGCAGCATCTGCGGAGAGTTCGATTTCCAAACCATCGAGGTTAATTCTTGCCATGAAAATAGCGGGCGAATTCGACGGTTTTTCGACATCTGCCACCGCATCGTTGCGGTCACATGAATCGAGTAGTAGGCGGGCTTCACGTCCGGCTCTGCCGCGATTAACCAAAGCAATGTGATTCACTTTGATGTTGCGTTGGATGCCGTCATAAGACTCACCTTCAGGGGTGACACCAGGCGTGTTGTCGTAGTCAACTCTGTAACCAGCGCTGACTTCTTGTGCATCCCCTCTTTGAATTGCTTCAATTGCAGCTTGATCAGTGACGATCAAAGCAACTTCTACAAATCCATCGGAGAAGCGAACATGCGATCCCGCATGCCCTACCTGATGCAGCTTCGTAGTCTTCGAGTCCAGCAGCACCTTTGGATGATTAAGGGTGACTGCCTTCATTCCGAAGGAAGCTAGGGATTCGGGATTTGATACTTCGTCTTCAGGGCGATATTCCACAACTTGTGTGCCATCGCCTCGGGTATAACGCTGTGTGCCCACACGGGCAGCCTTACACCAGACCTTCAAGTAACCTTCATCAGTTTTTTCTGACTTAGTTACTTGTCCGTAATCAAACCTAGAAACTTGCCCCATACTTTGATACTAACGAATTATATGTGTTAATTACTTAGCTTTACTGTTTAGGTCATTTAATACGATATGGATCCCACTTGAAAGCTCGCTTAGCAATCTTCCTTATGCGTAGATGATCCGGTATCCATGAAATTAATGTCCGGCCCTCAACAGCTGCAAGTGGAACAAGCCAAATCATTTCATAACTCAGATTGACGATCCCGAAATAATCGATCTCCCCTGGGCGGTACACACGCCTATTACCGCCACCACCCCCTGTTTGGAGTTGCGTGTGAAAAGCGTTGGGGGCCTGGGACATGGTCTTGACATTGACCTTCACTAACTTGCCTTCCCACTCAACTACAAAGTCCGTTTTCCAGATGTCATATATAGGT